TCTTAACTCCAATTCCAGGGACTCCGCCATATCCGTCAGTTTGATCTCCAGAAAGACACTGGATAAGGTGCCAAGCTTCTCCGCTCTCTTTTGTGACTGTGAATTTCTCATCAAGATTGTATAATGCCCCAGGGATCTGTTTCATGTCTTTGTCAGGAGACACAATAGTATTACCTGGGTTTTGCGTGGCGTAAATACCCATCGCATCATCAGCCTCTAATTCAGGCATGATGATTACTTCAAACTCAGTCTTGAGCTTATTGATTACACGTTTGTAACCACAAGGTTTCTTACGCATTCTATGCCCTTTATAATCGGGTAAGATTTTTTTCCTAAAATTCTTTGTATCTGAGAAGAATAGAATTACAGGAGTGAATGACCCAAATGAGTCTCTAATTTTGGTAAGCTCTCTGTACGTGGCAGATAATGCATCACTAAAGTTAGAAGTGACAAGGATAACATCGTCACCAAAGTCAACTTCAGTCTCCGCTGCAGCACAGGACTTATATACGATGTAGTCTGCATCAATTAATAATTTCATAGTTAATGTACGTCAGCCCAGGTGGAACCGCTTTTTGCTTCAGCTGCTATAGGGCATCTAAGTTTATAATATTCACCAGCTTGTATAGCGGTGAGTTCTAGTAGAAATTTCAAGTCATCTACTTCTTGACTTTCTGCTTCAAATTGTAATTCATCATGAACGAATGCAAGTTGTCTAGCAGTTTTTGGTAAATGTTCATTGGCTAAGACCATCCATCTCTTCGCCAAGATCGCTGCCGATCCCTGTAAGAGGTAGTTAAGGGACTTATGTTTAGAGTCAACGAGGATTCGTCTTCGGTCAATCCCCAAGACATAACCCTTCTCACTAGCTTTGTGTACCCCTTCCAACAACTCTTTAAGCCCTGGAATGGCATCAACATAAGCTTTACGTATCTCTCTTCCCTTTCTTTTCGCCTCGTCCTCGGAAAACTGTTTGTCATATGAGTATCCTATTTTGGCATCTCCAGCCCCGTAGAGGAATGCGTAAGTGACGGTTTTAACTTGGGATCTAGTAATCCCGATGCGTCTGGCGTTTTCGGCATGGATATCCCCGTTGATAAGGATTTCCGCATAGCGTCCTCCATCAAACCTCGCAAGATAATGGGATAGTATTCTAAGCTCAATGCCGCTAAGGTCAGCACCGCACATAACCATGTTAGGGGATGCCGTAAAAAGTTTCCTGAAATTTTCATCACTAGGTACTTGTGCTAAATTTGGTTTACGGTGTGCACATCTAAATGTAGATGTAGCAACGGAACAGTGATGGTGAATCCTAGACTTCGTACATAGCTTCTGCCATGCGTTCACGCCTTCGGATATCATCCCTAACTGCTTCGTCAGATCCAGTAGTTTCAGAAATTGAAGAGCTATATCCGTTCCAATGTCTTTCAGTACTGTCTCGTTTATTACTGGCTTTCCTGTGGAGGTCATTAATAACGGACTCCAGCCATAATGTGTTATCAGTATCCATGCTATATGATCCCTTGATGTAGGATTTAAGTCTTTTAGTTTCGTGAAAGTACTTCCTTCAACGTAACCTTTTCCTCTATTAGTTCGCTTAGGAGTAAACTCTGCTCCTTGGACGAAAGGATGCCTGTTCTGTAATACTTTACAAGTATCTTCATACTCTCTTCGGAGAGCAGATTCAAGCTCCCATGCAGCTCTTTCATCAAAGTACCATCCATGAATTTCCTGTTGTGTAAGAATTTGTGCGACCTGATGCTCTAATTGGAGCCAAGCAGGTAAGGGCGGAAGTGTTCGCATAACTTCTCTGTAACTTTAACATCTTGTATACAATAATCTTGCATCTCCTGCGACCACTCTTTCCAATCTGTATCTTCACCAAAGTCTCCTTTGTGTAGACCTAGACGGTAGCCATAAGCTTTAAGAGAGTGAGATCCATATAATTTAGTAGGCATATCTTTCCATTCATTCTTCTTATCTATATCCAATAAGTTAGGATGATATAACCTAGATAACAACAAAGTGTCAACAATAACAGGAGGGTAAGTAAAGTAATGATAAAGCTTTTTGATAAGAGGTAGATCAAACCCAATGATATTATGACCGACAACAGTATCGGCAACTTCAATGTGCGAGATTGCTGTCGTGATGGAACGATTACCCATCGGTAAGTCCTTCGCATTGTTTGAATACTTCTCATCGTTATACGCCTCAGTTAAATTGTTTTCGCAATGGTGCAACACAATACAATGTATACGTGATGCTCTATTTAATAACCCGTTGCTTTCTAGGTCTAGTATCACTGTCCCTACTCCATTTGTAGGTCTTGTCAATGAATTTAGCTCTTTCAACTGCTTCTTTAGTAGGTGGGTTAGGTCTAATTAATTTATTACTTGCATGTTCATACCATGGGTGTTTATAGCCACCATCAAAAATCCGTGGCTGGGTTGAAAACTGGTGATTTCGTAGTTTCATCTTCAATAAATCGGCAAGTGTTTAAATCATAACTCAATTCACATGCGATGCCAACTTCCCCTGAATAACGATTTTTAAGCACTCTAACTGTCGTAAGTTTTCGTACAGTGTCGGCCTGTTGATCGACTTCGAGGGCAACAACTGCGTCTGATATTTGAGCAATGCTGTGAGATCCTCTAAGTGAGGACAAACTAATACGTCCTCCTTCTTCGTGCGTAGTCCTATCATTTCCACTTCTCCTCAAGTGTGATACTAAGAATAAAGATATACCTGTTCTTTCTACCAGACTTCTTAGTTTAGTCATGGTAGTATCTATCATACGTCTCTCATCACCATCCAGTCCACTTAATAATATACTGAGGTGATCTAAGAATATAACACGACACTCCAATCCACTGGCAAGGTATTCGATCCTGTTGTAAATAACGTCTGGATCAAAAGAACCAAAGCCATCAAAACAGTAGAGATTCCAGTTAGAAATACTATGTTCAAAAGCGGATCTGAGTTCTCGTTCATCATGTTCTCCTATTTGTAAGTTTTTACCAACTGCTGTGGACATCAATCCAAGAGCTGTTCGTCTATTACTTGCTTCAAGTTCCAAGATCCCAACTGATTCCCCTTTGTTGAGGAGGTCAGCTGCAATGTGACGCATGATTGAGGTTTTTCCTGAACCAGAGCCAGCAGTAAATGTAACAAGTTCTCCGTACCTGATCCCGTGTAGCTTCTCGTTAAGTCCTTTGAATGGGTATTCGTGGTCATAGGGTGCTTGCGGTGTTGTAACTATTTCAAGTAGGGATTTTCCATCTATAATCCCATCTGGTCTATACGGTTTTGCATCCCATATAGCTCTTCTAATCGCTTCTGTGTCTCCAGCTTGTAATGCTTCTGACGAGTCTTTATATGCCTCCATACGTGCGATTTTAACCTTGCCTGGAGGTAAGACCCCTGCAGCTTCTTCGGCTGCTTTTCTACCTGGTTCATCGCTATCAAAAAATAATATGATCTCTTCATACCCCTGAAATAAGGGTATCTGTTTTTGTACGTCCTTCCTAGCTGATGCAGCACCATGAGGTAAGCTAACCATTGGCCAACCACTCATTGCTTCATAACAACTAGCAGCGTCTAGTTCACCTTCAGTAACAACAATGCGTTTACCAGTATTAGGAAACAAATGCTGACCGAATAAGGTATCAGTGGAAACTCCTTCATATGTGAATTCCTTACGTTTATTTTTTACTTTGACTCCAACAAGAACTCCATCGCTTGTAAAGTATGGAAAGCGTAGAGTATCTCCGTCTCTGTAAATCCTGAATTTTTCACAAGTTCCGACAGAGAGCTTTCGCTTTCGTAGTTCTTGGGCGTATCCTGTGAGTTGGACATTAGACATTTTCCTTTTTGACTGTGAATTAAGATTTATACCTTCTGCAGGTGTGTAAGTTCTACATGAAAAGCAGTAGTATGAACCATCAGTATACAATGAATTAGCATCTGACGATCCACACTTATCGCAAGGTTCATGCCTTACAAATTCTGCCTCGTTCATATTAACCATTCGAGTGGAATATCGTGGAAGTGAGTCCATGGTATATCATGACGTTCACACCACTGAGCATAGGTTGTTTTACTACGCTTACTTATTTTATTATAGGGTGATTGGAATACCATCCGCAAATCTATATCGGGATTGTCCTTCTTAACTGCAAGGATTTTTCTTCGATCTTCTGGAGACCAATATCCTTTTGCTTCAATATATGTGTAGTTAGGGAGTACAAAGTCGGGAGTATAATGATGCTGGATGGTATAAGGTATCTTAGTGGATTCATATTCATACGATACACCAAGCCCTTCAAGTAAATCAGCGATCCTCTCTTCAAGCTTGGATCTAAATTTAATAGGTTTCTCATGCTTGGACTTAAGTTTAGCAAATGCTTCTTTAGCCCAAGCTAGAGATTCTTCTTTAGAAGTCTTCTTCGACATCGGTGGTTTCCTGTGCAGAAGCTTTAAATCCATTTGTTTTACCAAATAAATCAGCTACTTCTGTTTCGTTGAGATCACCTGAATCAGTACCAGCTGCTTCCTTGTTTAGCTCAACAATTTGAACACCAACCAACTTAAGGCTGCTGCCATAGGTAACCCCATCCCGTAGAATATAAGGCTTTTGATAGAAACCAAGTTTAACAGTAGATCCGCCATATAAGGGAGTTTTAGTATCTGTAACAGGTGTGCCTTCAGTATCAACTACTGGAGGTCTTTTATCTTCACCCCAAGAGAACTTAAGTTTATACTTACCCTCTGCAACTTCCTCCCATGGAGTAGGTTTTAGAGTAGATCTTTTAGGGTTCTTCAGTTTAGATTCAGCCCACTTAAGAACATCAGTTCTTTCAGTTTCAAGCTCATCCACTACAGTAGAATCGACAACAGCTGATAATGAGTAACCAAATTTACCTGGTTCTAGTATAGCTTGGAAGCCTTCTAGTTTAACACTATCAGTAATATGTACATTCTTATTAGACATCGCAGGTTGCCTCATCTAATCTATCTAGATCTTTACCTGCTTTTGCATTAACACCTTCAGCAGGTTTCAATGCTTTAACTTCGTTATCTAGTTTATCATAGAACTCTTGTAGTTGTTCTATTCTAACTTTAATTTCTAACAGTTGCTTTTCCTTTTGTTTAAGTTCAGCAGCTTTCAGTCTCTCTTCTGACACCACTACAATAGTAGGAGGTGCGAAGAAACTATCAAATAATGTGTACATTTAACAGAAAAAATAAGTTGAGTCAATCACGGTTTCTGGTTCCAGATCACCAATGATCGGTGGTTGTGTTTCAGCACCTATTTGTTGTGCAAATTCGTTTAAGTAATCGTGTTCAGCAAATAAGTGCATATAAGTTTTTCTTATGATAGCAGATAATTCATCCATATCGGTACATCTGCTTAACACACTGTCATGAATTAAAGCAATTGGTTTATTAAAGCGTTCAATACTAAGGTGCAGTAGTGATGCATCTAGGCTATGAATTAGATTGGGTGCAGTAGCAGCCTTATGCCTGTTTAAATCTACTTCATTCTTATCTTCAGTAGCTACACTTAGAACACATCTACCTAACAACTGTAAGTCAAACTTCTTTACATTCTTCTTCATTATATACTGTTTAACAGCAAATCCTGAAGGTGTAATCCAGTGTAACTCTGTTGCTCCTCGTTTAATAGCTTTAGAAACCTCATCTTCAATCCATTTCATAACAGCCATAGGACCAGGGACTACTTTATGCATAGCTTCCCTAACCGCCTTGACTGTGAGTGTTAAATCATCTTTATCAATTTCTACACCTTTCTCCTTTAAAGCATCACGAATGTATGATCTATTAGAAAAAGGTTTAGCATTGTATGGGATAGTCATAACAGTGCGTTTGACACACTTCCTATCCCACACAGCATGTAGCGAAATTGGTATGTCAGGTTTAGCTCTTTCAGCTACAACCTTATAAGCGTCTTGTGGACGTTCAGAAGGCAACACATTGACGAGTTGTGCTGTCTTACGGTCTCTCGCTAATCCAGCGAGGATCTGAAGCCCACTACATGTAGCGTCCGTGGCCACACATAGTCTGGTATGTTCTCTTAAGCGTTTAGTTACTACCGCATAGTACTCCTCACACGCTGCTAAAAATTGCCACGGTTCGTCCGCTGCTTCCCAGTCACCGAGATTCCTTATAGGATCTTCGGCTACTCTGGTAATCAACGGTATGTTCTCCATCACCCAGTCCAAGCGTTCAGACATTGTTGATTTGTCTAAACCGTATGTCGTTGCGACTTGGAAGGCGAGCCACTCTTTTCCTGCATCGGTGATGTAACTTTCATCAGCAAAGATAATAAGTGCCTTTCCAAAATCTGTATCTTGTGGAGTAAGAAATGCAGGAATCGGGTAAGCCCGTCCACGATAATCAAAAGACCAAGGATTATAAAACCTTTCACGATTCTTAAAACGTTGAACTGCTTCCATTGTCATGCGTGTGCGGCAGGATCTCTTGAACTCTGCAGCTCTCTTATTCATTACTTCTGCAGCGGCTCTACGATACGCTTTCCTAGAGTCCTTGTTATCTGCTATATCAGCAGGTT